AGAAGACCCAAAGGTCGCTTCCAAAATGCCCGAACCAAAGGGCTACAAACTCCTAATATCCCCAGTAGAAGTAGACGAAAAGACCGAAGGGGGTCTATATATGCCTGACCAAATAAGAGATGCTGAAGGTATAGCGTCTATTATAGGTTTTGTGGTTAGTATGGGTGCTGACGCTTATAAGGATAAAGACAAGTTTCCAAACGGTGCATACTGTAAAGTGGGTGACTTTGTTATATTTAGATCATATTCAGGCACTCGTTTTAAAATACACACACAGGAATTTAGATTAATTAACGATGACACGGTTGAAGCCGTTGTCGATGACCCAAGAGGATATAAGAGAATATGAACGATACAGCAGAAAAATTAGAAGAGAAGATCGAAGACACAGCAGAAGTTGTCGAAAACGATGAAAAGTTTGATATTGAAATTGTTGATGACACCCCAGAGGAAGATAGGGTTCCTAAGAGAAAAGAAACGTCAGAGACTGATACTGATGCCGACAATGATGATGAAATAAAAAACTATAGTGAAGGGGTTCAAAAAAGAATATCTAAACTAAAGTATGAGTTCCATGAAGAAAGAAGGGCAAAAGAAGAAGCCAAAAGAATGGAAAAAGAGGCTATTAGTTATGCAGAAAAACTAAAAAAAGATAATGAAAGCCTTAGAAAGACCCTAGCTGATGGCGAGAGTATGCTTATCGATCAAGCAAAAGGTAGAGTTGGGGCAGAGCTTGAAAAGGCAAAGGCAGATTATAAAGAGGCTTATGAGTCTGGTGACCCAGATAAATTAATAGACGCTCAAGAAAAACTATCAAAACTTCATAATGAAAAGTTTAGAGTAGATGAATACAAGCCTCAACCTCAAGAAGTTCAACAAGAAGCACCTAAGCCTAAAGCTCCTCAGCTTTCACAAAGAGATTTAGATTGGCAAAAAAACAACGAGTGGTTTGAAAAAGACTCTGTAATGAGAGGAACAGCTATGGGTTTACATACACAGTTGCAACAAAAAGGTGTTGTGCCAGGCTCAGAAGAGTATTATAAAGAAATAGATGAGGGAATGAGAAAGATATTCCCTGAAAAGTTTGACGTTCAGCAAGAAGCACCTGAACTACAAAATGGAAACGTGGTAGCCCCCGTTGAAAGAAGCGGAAAAAAATCACGCACAGTGCGTCTAACAAGAACCCAAGTAGCCCTCGCAAAGCGACTTGGTCTCAGTCCAGAGCAATACGCAGCGCAGTTAATGAAGGAACAATCCAATGGCTAATAGAGAACCAAGAGACACGCAAACCCGTGAGACAGAGATGAAGAAGAAAACGTGGGAAAGACCTACTCTTCTTCCTACACCGACTCCAAGAGAGGGTGTTAAGTTTCGTTGGATAGCGACAGCAGTTATGGGGCAACCTATGACTCCTAACGTATCCTCAAAATTCCGTGAAGGTTGGACTCCCGTATTGGCTAAAGATCACCCAGAGTTGCACGTTATGCCCGATATCGACTCTAAGTGGTCAGAAAATATAGAGGTTGGTGGGTTACTTTTATGTAGCAACGCAACCGAAACAGTAGAAGCCCGTAAGGAATATCATAAAGAGCAGTCACAACGACAAATTGAGAGTGTTGATAATTCTTACTTGAGAACCAATGATCCACGGATGCCAGTTCTGAAACCAGAGCGAAGCACCCGTACAACTTAATGGAGGTAGACATATGTCTAGCACATCTGCTCCTTTTGGTTTGCGACCCGTAGGTACTTTGGGAGGCGAATACACTGGTGGTTTTCGTCAATACCCAATCCTATCCTCGTATTCCACAAGGATTTGTATGGGA